ACGTCGAAGCCTTTGAGTGCATTCAGGATGCGGACAGAGAATCCGCAGTCCTTTAAATCCCTGGAAAGGATCAGCGGAGGAAGTACTGCGCTACTGACAGGCTTGTCTCCTTTCGCGCGCCGGTATTCGTCGAAGCTTACCTGTAGCGACTTGATTACCTTCTTCAGGCGCTCAACCTCATACTGCAAGGTTCTGTTCGTTGAGAGCTCAGCAATGGCAATATCCTCGTTGTAGGTGAGTTTGTTGCAAGTCTTTTCTACAATCTGCCTGATTCTAGTTGCTGATACGCCATACTTGATTGACAACTCATCATACGTCATCCCATTAATAATGTCCTTTAGCAACTTAGATTCACGATAGCTGAGTTTTGGAGTGATGTCAAGATACGACATAGCGTTTATTACGCCAAAAAGCATACCGACAGCGTTTGTAGCCAGTTTGCCGTTTGCGGTCGCTCTGTTTCTCAACTCGGTAAGTTCAACGTTTATTGCACGCTTGTGCGCTTCAACTTCTTTGAGCTTATCATCTATCATCTTTTCGTTGGCAGCAAGCATCTTGTATTTCTGAGCATATTTCTCGATATCCTCGCTGTTGACATACAGGATGCCGTGTTCGCCTACGTAGCTTCCAAGGATGCCTTCCTTGA